AAAGAAACTCGTTGACATGCTCCTCTGCCTTCTCCTCTCCAAATATACCCTTCAAATACCCTCCAACAGGGTCTAGACGTTTCATATACACATCAAAGTCAGCATATACTGATGTATCTACACCATCAGGTTCTACTGCGTTTACCATCTTTCTATATGCGTCAAGATATTGTGCAAACTCTCCTACGTATTGATCTACCTCATCCATCTTACACTTACGCACGAAAATATTCTCTGAGAAATGATTGCCTTTCTCAAAGAATCTGTAGTCCTCTGTTGCTACTGGTAAATTAGGATGTGAGAACATATAGTTCTCTGTGGGATGTTGGAAGTCAAATACTATTATGACCCGATTCTCATTAAATCCCATAAGATCCATACCAAAACAGGGAAGATTACTGCCTGTTTTAGGATAGAGGATGTTGTTGTATATGCAAGTGTTTTCATTCCAGATCTCTACCTCTCTCGCCTTTATAAAATATTTATTCGTGTATGTCTTTGCAGTGAGCATGTGGTTCTTTTTACCTGTCCACTCTGCCCATACACTGTCTACTCCATTATGTAACTCAAAAGTATTGTGTAATACTTTTTTGTAATTCTTCCACAGATTCATTACCAATTTTTAGGGTGTGTGTTTATGTCACCACTATCTATATGTGCATGATCTATGTTTGCATGGTCAATCTGTATGTGAACGTTTGACTCTAGGATAGTAGCAATACGCTCAAGTGAATCTGCAATACGTGCAACGTCTGTAGATAGTTTGTTTTCTGTAGCAATGAATGTCATGATGTTGGTGCGTCTATATTCATAGTATAGCAAAAAATAGCTAAGACTGCAAAGTCTTAACTATTTCTTAAACACTCCTATTTTGGTCAGCACATACAAAGATAATGCTGTCCAAAATACTATTTCTAGTCCGAGGTTATTCATGTTTATGATGTGGGTAATCTTGTTCTTGTGCTTTCCGTGTCATCACAGTTGCCCTTCCTTCATGACCATGTGCTATTCCCATCTCGTGCATCTTAGCGTGTTCTCTGATCTCGTCTTTAAGATCTTTACCACCCGCACCAAATGTCATGTATATACCGTATGCTACTAATGCAAGAGCAATAAGACCAAGAAAAACAGCAAATGCTGCACCTTGGTTTAGGTTTGCGTGTGGTATAAGTGTATCCATACACTTGGCAATCTTTGCGGGATCATCCCATGTGCCAGGTAATGTATAAATTGGTGGGCATGCTGCAAACATCATTCTTGTAATCTCCATGCTTTTCTCATTGTTTTGTATGTAGGATCATATGCTGCCTTGTCTCTAACTTCTTTAAAGACCTTAGCAGATTTTGCTTTATCACAGGTTGCATGATCTGGTTCTTGTGGTTTTACGTTGCCCTCGGCATCATACTTATTACCGTCACGATGATTAGCATAACGTCTTGCACGAGTAAAACCCATCTCAAGAAATTTTCTTGTCATATCCATACCTATAAAGTCTTGCTTCTCTTTATAGTCGCAAAACATTTCATAGATATGGTTTGCAGATTTTACTGCAAGTTCTGGGGTTCTGAAAACCCAAAAAGGGCATATATCGTGAGTATAAGGGCGAACCAGTAATACTCCTTGTTCTCCCCTTCCAATACGATAAAGTTTGCGGTTCTCTTCAAGTGAAAAGTCAATGCTTCGATAATCGAGGTCATAGTCAAACTCCTTCATAGTTTTGTTTCTTTAAGATGAGGCCACTTCTCGTAGAAATCTGCAGTTACTTTAGGATCATAGTCTGGATGATGTGAACTATTGATGGATGGTTCCCAAGGTTTCTTGGAAGCATTTTTGATAACAATAAATCTATCTGCAGCAAATGTTCCTGCAAGGTTGATTTCAATGTCTTCACCATCAACCCAATTCATACTACCATCTTTCTTGGTATGTTCCATGAGTCTTTGGATCTCGTCGATCATTTCCTGTGTAAGCTTCAATAGTATTTTAGTAGATGAACACATTATAGCACACAAATCTTAACTTTGACTACAGAATTGTAACGGACTCAACATAATTAGTATAAGTCAATATAACAATGAACGGACGAGTGAACAAAGTAGCAATGTTATCACGTGTTATGCGTATCAAAGATGGTATTCATAGACATCAGTGGTATCCCCATTGGGAAGAAAACGAACGTGCAGCAGCACAGATGGCACTGAACAACGTTCTAGATGTCTTAGATGAATATTGGGAATAATTTAGTTGTGTGGGTCGTAATATCTGATTAGTGCTCCTGCAGCTGCAATAAGGATCACAATAATAATAAATGCTGTCATAATTAATCTTGAGGAAGGGAGTCTAACATGTTATATACATTCTCTTTTAATTTCTCATAAAACTGAGGTCCTACCTCATCAGGAGGCATACCTAACATACTTGCTGCGTTCTTTACCTGATCTACTAATGCCTTAGCATCTGGATCTTCTGATAACGTAACTCGCATATACATTGTCTGTTGTAGTTCAATCAATCGGAGCATCTTAGTAAGTTGATCCCTTTTCTGTTCGACATTTAACATCAGACCCATACGGTTGATGTCCATGTATAACTCTTGCATGTCGTGCAATTCTTTTTGCACTACATCTGATTGAAAAAAATTACTCATCTGTTGCGGTAGGTGGTGCGGGTTTACTTCCTAAACAAGATTGTTCCCAATATTCTGAGACAGGTCCTAGTTCAAACTCACGGTTAACATTAACCATTTGTTTCTCCAAACGTGAGATCCTCTCTTCTAATGCTTTTAAATTATCAGACATACTGTTGTTTGATGATACTCTTATATTTACCTTTATCTATACTAATAAAGGGTTCGTATTTCACGACTCTATTACGGAGTGGTTTCCATACTATGTCCTCTTTGATAATCTTGTCAAAGTTTCCAACAAACTGAAAGATCTTATTAAAGATTGCCAAAGTTTCTAAAGTTATTTTACCACCTAAGTGTGCTTTTAGCAACGGTGGGTGGACTCCATCTATTATAAACAAATTATCAAACCTTCGTGATATGTCATGTAGGGTCATTACGTCCTCTTTAAAATTGTATGACATCGACTGTTTTCTCTTGATATATTCTTTGTAGTTCTTAGCACCTTCTCTAACTAACGTGGCAGGATATACTTTATCTTCCACGATCATATTAGCTACGAAAAATTCTCGTAACTCATCCTCCTTGAAAGTTCTGGAAAGTTTCACAAAAAAGAATTTGTCTCTGCGACCATCAAATGAATGCTGCGATGCTTTTGCAGCATTACCATATTTGAAATAGTCAAATGAGTCTGTGGTGAAATGAAGTTTCAAAGAGAGATACATCTTGTATACCTCTATTCCACTCATAAGTTTAATATTGCCTTAGATGTTCTCTTCATGTAGTTTAGACGTTGTGCGTCAAACTTTAATTTCTCTTTTAATGGTTTAGATATCAACTTACTGATACCATCCATTTCTATATTTTTGTCTTCGCAAAACTGCACGATTGCTTCAATGTAGTTTAGATCAGAATCTTTTACAATCTTCTCTATCTCCACCGAAAACTTCGCTGCAGTCATAAAATTCTTTTCAAAGATCTCGTCAACTTTACCAGTCGCCATAATCACTCCTATAGGCGTCGATGTATTCTTTGAGTCTGCGAGCATACTTAAACTTGTCATAAATTTCAAATACTTGTGGTTCACCTGTCTCACAGGCAATAATGGTCACGAGTTTCTTGGGTGCTAATCCTGTTAACTCTTGAAACATTATAGCATATGCTGCCTCTTGTGCAAAGTAGTTGTCAATCCACTCTTCACGTTTATACTTAGTTGAAGTTTTGAAATCTATAATCGCTAACTCATTCTTGTATTCTGCAATACAATCGACTCTCCCTGCCATTTTTAGTAGTCTAGAGGATAATGGTGCTTCTAGGGCATGGATGTTGTCAATACTATCTAGGTAGGGTTTAATCTGGTAGAATAACCCCATAGATAGTGGATCATCAGCATACTTACTGATTGACTCATTACTAAGATATAATTCACATAGCTTGTGGCACTTATTGCCACGTGTAGATGCACGTTTAGATATTCTATTCGCTTCTTCTTCACCAACCTTGTTCCGCCACTCCATGATAGACTTCTTTTTAGAATGTCCTATCACAGTAGTAACAGAAGGGTAGTAGGATCCCTCTACGAGATACCTTCTACCCTCATTTGTTGTTGTTGCTTTTAGATTCGGAAACGAATGTATATTTAAGTGCTTAAATGCCAAGATTCAGTTTGCTTATAAGATAAGATTTCACCAGACCAGATCTTACGATATCGTCTATGCCAAATTCAATACTTTCAAATTCATCCATATCATCAATGATACGTTTGAAATCCATAATACCAGTTTTTTCATGTGTTTTGATAAGATCACTCTGTGCAGCATCGCCCGCAAAGATTATCTTACTGTTTACACCTAATCTAGTTATTATACTATCTAATTCGTGAAAATTCAAGTTTTCAGATTCATCTACTAATATAACTGCATTATCTATGGTAGTTCCACGAATGAAACTTGTAGACCAGAATGATATAGTGTCTTGCTGTTTTAAATTAGCATAGAGCATTTCAAATGATGGATCATCAGGCATTTCAAACATATATCTTACCATGTTCTTATATGGTATCTGATATAGGTTTGCCTTGTCCTCATGGTCGCCAGGCAAGAAACCAATCTCTCTTGTTGGAACTAATGACCTCACAATATAAAGCTTATTGTATGGTGTAGTCTCATCGAGGATGCTCCTGAGTGCAAGATATAAGGTAATGAATGATTTACCTGTTCCTGCTGCACCAAATAGAAATAGATGCTTATTATTCTGCCATGCCTCATACACCTTCTCTTGTGATGGTGTAAGAGGTTTGATTTCTAATAAGTGGTCTGCTCCTATAGGTTTGCGTCTCATTTGTCTGGTCGATAGTCCAACCATAGTTGGTTGCTTTTTGCTTTTTACGGGCATACTAGAGTTTGTCGAATTTAGCGTATGGGTGGTGTTTCTTCACGTTGTTCAAACGATCCTTGAAACCTTGGGGAAGTTTGTTTTGATAATCACCAACTTCACTGACTGCGGATGCTACTCCTGCTTGCCAGTTCTTTTCCCAGTCGGGATTCTCTCCTCTCCATTTCTCATATGCAGATATGGTGAGATTGAGTTCCTTCTCTTCACCTGTTTGATAATTTTTTACTGAATACTGTGGCATAATACTAAATCCAATCCAATGCTTTTGATACAACTGGGAATTCATTCTTAAAAATGTCCCTGCATCCTTCGGCAATCTCCATGTGTTCTTTTTGCGTCCCGTGTGCAGATCTTAATTCTATATAGTGGATCCATGACCGAACACTACCTGTCATGTATATCCTTGTTGGTGTTGCTAACGGGAGAACAAATCTCGCACATTCCTTCGCAACACCCTCACGTATGAGTTCGTTGTAGAGATCAAGTCCCTCAGCGAAATACCTCGAAATCTGCCCTTGTAATGCCTTTTTCTGTTCATCTGGTATGTTGTCAATACTGTTTTGTCTATTCTTACTGTCCTGACTACGTAACTCAGGAACCTCAATCTTACCTAACATGTTAGTGTTAGCATATCTCTGTGAAAACTCCTGATATGTAAATGATCTGTGTCTTAATATCTGTGCTGCTATACCTCTAGTCGTTTCAATCTCCAGAGTCATGTGTGCTTGCTCGAAGACCGACCAATGCTGATGCTTTATACAATATCCTAGTAAACCACTTACGTTCGGATTGTCTTGGTTGTTCGGATTGCTTACTCTTGCCACGTAACCCATCTGCTTTTCTGCTTCTGGTGTTACTGTTATCAGTTTTACGTTCATCTTGTTTTTTAATCATTTTTGCATACCATGCTTCTTGCTTGGTATACCAGTCAGGGTGTTTCTTTGCTCGTTTTATTAATTTTTTTGCTGCTTTCTTGTTGCTGAAATCTTTCATGGTGGAATTTAAACCCTTTCCATTCGTTTAAAACCTCATCAGCTCGTTTGGGGTATGTGAAATGAGAGTTATAGTAACTAACAAAAGAACGCATAGTGCTGTTAAAAGACGTCCGTTCATACATCCTCAACAAGTCGAGTAGGTCTATATTACTATTTATTCGTGTGATCATATAGGGCATCAAAGATTTCGTCGGCAAGTTCGTCGAGGTCAGTCGTTTCTGAATTGAATTTGAAATCATCAGGTTTTTTGTTTAGTGCCTGACCCGCTAGTTTTGAGATATGATTTTTTATCGAAGAGGGGTGGAGAAATTCCTCCGTTACACCATCCGATATTTTTGATTCGTTTTCCATCTCTGAGTTTGTCATAATAGCAGTTAAATACGTCCATTTTTACACCCATCACTATGTCATAGTGTGGTGTAAACTCCTCACTACCGTCCTTGCGATCAAGGTAGGTAACTATCCATGCGTTAGTAGGCAGTTTTTTGTCCTCTGCCTTATCTAGGGAGCAGTCAATATGTAAGAAGGTAAGTTGGTATTTGTCAGCAACGTCTTCTATTTCTTGATTACCCTCCCAGATCATCCTCTGTTGCCCCATTCTATTTGTGGGAATGCTTCAGATACTACAGCTTTGGTCACACGATACTTAGATTGTATGTCCTTATTGCATGCAGATACTAAAAGGTTTGCCTCATCGACGTGTAGACCCTCTAGGAGTTGCACAAACAGTTGTTCGCGTCTCATACCCTTCAGAGAGTTGTCACCGCCCTTAAAATACCTGTAGAGACCTTTATACTCGTGAACTAAACGAGTATGCTCTGTTCCCGCAGGAGCGTCGTTGGGTGTAAAGGGAACTTCTCCCTCTGGAAGTAAGAATTGTAAAGTATCGTCAAAATTGATGATTAACAGAGATCTAAGTCCTTGACTATTATACTCCTGTAGTAAATCTACCTTCTCTTTTTTAGTTTTGGCAGATGATACTTTTTGGAGTATTTCTGTTAATAATGCATCTTTTGGTAATTTTTTTGGTGCCATTTCAAGTCACAGTTTGTATAATTATATCAGTCTTCGTCATCCTCGTCAAGTAGGGCATCTGGATCCATGAATCGAACTGCTAACAGTTCTTCGTTCACATATGCACCATTGCCATCTAAAAATTCTGGATGAAGGTTGTTCAACTGACGTTGTGTAGTGTGGAGGTCTACATTTTGCTTGTATAACCATCCTATAACCCCTCCTAGTGCAAAGGTAAGTATCATACCTATTGCTGAAAAGAAGAGTATTACATTAGTTTCCATTTTGCTCCTGTGTTAAATCTATTCGTAATCGAACCGACCATTTAAAGAAAGAGAAGGTGCGATCAAACCAACTAGGTTTCGGTATCCTCCTGCTTCTTGGAAGCATAACTTCTATGCCTTTATTTAGAACGTATTCTTCTTGGGGTTTTTGCTTTTTCGTAGTTCCATGCATCGCTGAGTATACCGTATAAGAATTTTCTAATTTTGCGAGCGTCATCCGTATTAAGCATAGGATATGCTCCTCTTATGTCCTGACCCCCATGTTTTATGTAGTGGTCAAGATCATCTATTGTGCAGGATATGTTTCCTGCTGTTCCAGATGCTACGAATCTGGAAACGTCACTTTTCTTGTATTTGTTCTCTTCAAGAAATTTTGCCATATTGAATGTGTTACGACCTGTTTTGAGCATAGCTCTGTCGTAGACTGCTTCAATGATGTCAACTAGTGTGTCTTCTGGATCCATTTAAAAAATTGTGTTCTTTTAAGTATTTTACAGTATCAGTGCAACCCCCTAGTTTTTTACCATTCAGTTGCACTTGTGGGAACGTAGCATCTCCTCCAAATTCTTCTGTGAAGGCAAATCTGTCGAAATGCTCGTCTAATTTATATTCTCTATAAGAGAACTGGCACAAGTCTAGCACTTGTTTGATCTGATCGCAATATGGGCATCCATCTTTGGAATAAACTGTAAAGTTCATGGAATGAAAGTAGAAAGAAACGCTGCGGTAATTAGCAAAGCACAAAGACCCCCTAATACTTTATAGTATTTGCGAATTGGAGTGCCGAAATATTGCTGTCCTATCATAAGGCATTTATGGGCGGGTGACAAGAGATACCCAGAATATTCTGTTGCTAA